ACATACAGTCTTTTATGGATTGCTGACATTACCCTTGAACCACGTTCTAAAAGAGCTACGGTCGTACCAACTGCTGCATTTTGGTTCCCGTCCCCGACCTGCATGTCAGCAATGGACGCGAATCTTTGTCCTGCTTGAACGACAATTCCCATCAATTGCAATAAAGTTTGAGAAGGCTCCTTGTAAGGTAAGAATACAAAAGCATCTTTTAAGTTTCCTCCTGGAGTATCTACATCTTTAAATTCACCTGGTTGTATGTTTGCGGCATCATCTTTTACTCTGACACCTCTTTGTTTAAATCCTGCCGGAAGATTTGATAATGTTCCCGCGTCTAATAATTGACGGAGAGCCGCCGTTGCCGTACGACTCAGTCCGCCAATCATATGAATGAGTCCAAGTCCATAAAATCCAAGTCCTGGCAGAAATTTGAAATGGACGAAATATTGGATCTTATTTTTCGTTGGATCATTGGGCGCGAAATTCTTTCTAATAGAAAGAACTTTCCGACTACCTTCATCGATTGTAACAATGTAAGGCAATTTTATTCCTGTTGGTTCACCATCGGCGCCAACATCTTCGAAACCTTCTATGTCAAGGTTCACGTGGAATTCTAGTAATTTATATAAAGGTTCTACTCTTTGAGATTTATTTAAACCTTCTAGTTCTAATTCTTTTTTAGCTACTTCATCAGCATTAATATCTTGAGGTTTAGATAATTCTATATCTCTATAAAAACCTGCAACTTGCTGTTTACGTAATTCATTTTCAGAAATTTTAATTAAATGACAAACTGAAGTTGCATCTTCTAACGAAGTTGCAGTGTATGGTACAATTAAATCATCTGCTGGTACAAATTTAGAAACAGCTCTACCTAGTAAATCATCATAGTAAACTTTTTTAAATGTTGAACCTGCTAATGGCAAATAGAATAACATCTGATCAAACTCTGGTTCATATTCTTTCATTTGATCCATTAACTGATAGTTCATGAAATCTTTTACTCTTTGAGACTGCTGTTCTTTTTGTGGATTACTCATTCCCATAACTTGAGTTCTAACAGGTCCATCTGCTGGTAATAATTCTTTATATGCTAATGCTTGAAACTGTGTAACAGCTTCAGCTAAAACTGGGTGAGTAGCACCTGAAGCTCCTTGGAAAGGTTCTGTTCTGTTTTCATATTTAAATCCTAAAAGATCTAAACCTACAGTGTAAGCTCTTTCCCAATCTGCTCTCGATGCTTTATATTCTCTATAATCACCAGAAAGCTGACTAGCCATTGGATCTAAAATATCATCGGGTAATAATTCTGCTAAGTTTGCAAAGTGGTCACCTTCTTCTGGTGTCGGCATTGCATTTGGATCAAAATCAATTGTAGCGCCACCATCTTCTTCTTCAGTGACTTCAACTGGTCCTTTTCCTAGTTGGTCCGCAATATCAACTTCCTCAAGAGTTTGCTCTTCTACGAGCTCATCTTCTGGTCGTTTAACATTTGGGAGACCTTTATCGATTTCTGCCATTTAAATTCTCCTGCTTCTTCTTATCTTGTTTTTTATCTTTAATCAACCCCTGTGGATTAGGCCCTCTTAATGGAGGTATTTCCTTCCATTTAACATGCTTCATATTTTTAACTAATGTTGGGTTTTTCATTTTTTTAAACTCGCTATTCCGCCTTCGGCTTTTTCCATTCTAAAGTTATCCGCGAAATAACTTAATTTATCTTGATCTTTAAAAAAGTTCCCGATATTTTCATATGTATATCCTTCTCCTAATTTCTCCATGCTTGTGCCATACATATTTTTTAAGATATAGTCTATGTCTTCTTTGTTATAATCAGGATACATTTCATCCATTTCCTCATATCTTTTTTTTCGATGTCTTTTTGTATCAAAAGCTTTCTGTTCACGTTCTAAAAATCTAGGTTCAACTTTTTCTAAATAATCTTTTCTTCTTCTTTGATCTAAAGCGTCTCGTTTTTCAACAGCAGTATTGTAAGCTTGTGATGCCATGCTTTCAGGTTTCAGAGTTTGATCAACTCTTCGATATGCTCCTGATCTAGCTAAATCTTGAACATCGGCAGATGCTGCATCTAAATCAGCAAGAGGAATTCCCCCGTATCCTCCTCCAACACCTAACTCAGCTAATTCATTCTGACTTTTTATTGCTTCTTTTTTTCCAATCGCACTGTAAATTCTATCTTGTTCTTCTAGTGCATCAATGTATTGTGCTACTTTTGGATTTTGTTGTGGATCTCCGATTAATTCTTTTTCTCTTAATTTTTCAGAGCCCCCGTACCACGGAACATCTTCAGTGCTTTTACCTTGAAACCCTTCATAAGCTAATCGTGGTGTAAACGTTTCAGCAAAAGCTTGCTTATGATCATGACCTTTTCTTCTATAGTAATCATAAATCCCCCCTTCAATAAGTCCTTCTACAGCCCAACCAATTGGATTATTTAAACCCACCACTCCCAGTGTGCCCTGTATTCCTCTTCTTAACATCTTTGCAAGAGCAGGAATTTTTTGTGCCAATTGCAATCCTTTTCGTTGTTTAGTTAATGCTTTAGCTCTAACTTCTACATTGGGTGATTTCATGTCAGCTCTGGTTTTTTCTACATCGCTCATGTAACACGCAACATCTTCACCAGCACCGCCTGCCTTACGACAACGGTAGCCCATTGTTTTTAGAAGTTTCATAATTTGTTTTTCTGATTTAAACATCTCAGGTTTATCTAAAGCTTGGAAAGATTTATCAATAACTGTTTTAGCCGCTCGATCTGTTTTTTTCAGAGTTCCCAACATTTTTTTCTCTGTTAATTCACTTCCTTCCAACATTATACGTCTTGCTTCATCTAAATTTCCTGTAGTTGATGCATTAACTATATTTTTTCTAATATCTAAATTGTCTGCAAGTTCATTTAACAAATTTTTATTTTTATCCAATAAACTTGTGGAACCATAATCATATATTCTAATTTTTCCTTTGTGAGGTCCTGTTGCGGTAACTCTAATCTTTCCTAAACTAGACTGACCCCCAGTCATAGTTTTCCATAAATTTTCTAATTCTGTTTGATTTTTTAAAAAATATTTATAATTTTTCGTATCACCAGCAAGAAGATAGTCTCTCATTCTTCTTAAATTTAACTGTGATCTTCTGTCAAAAGAAGATTTTAAGGTATTAATATCTTTCATTACAGGAGTAACTGATAAGAAACTTTTTATATTTCCATTTTTAATAGCTCTATAAGAGGCAGCATGATCCATAGATAATAATTTTGGATCAAGACCATTTTCAACCATAACTTGTTTAAATTTATTAAATTCTTTTAGTTTTTGAAAAGCTTTTTTTCTTTCAGGTGAGCCTAACTTTGTAGATTGTAGAATACTTTGAGTAATAGTTCTTTGATAAGATTGTTCCAAAGAAGGCGATTCAAAAATTGCATTTCTAACTTTTTCTAAATCTTTTTCTTTATATTTTTTTAAAAATATATATTGATCGTCACCTCCTTTTGAAAGATTACGCATTAATTTTTCTATGTTATAATCTAACCTACCTTCTGAAATTTTTAACTTCTTAGCTAATGATGCTTTATCACTATTGCCTCCAAGAATAGCGTTAAATATCTTTGCTTGTGTTTGAGTATATGATGTAGCTTTTACAGCATTACCTTGAGTAAATTTAGCTAATTCTTTTTTGTTAAATAAAGGGCCTCTTGCCGAAGTTTTGTCATACCTTTCAAATAAAGTTTTACTTTCTTCATTTCCACCACCAGGAATTTTATCTAAACCAATACCTTTTTGTAGATCTATTGTAGGATTTTCAGAAGCTATTCTATTTATAACAGCTCTATTTATATCTGTTTTAGAAAAAGGATCTCCTAATGCAAGTAATCTTTTGTATTCTTCTTTAAACAAAGGATCATAAGATTTATATAAAATTTGTTTTTCTCCTAATGTTAAAGGAGTTGTTGCCGATTTAATATCATCTAAATACCCTTGAGCATGCTTCGCTTCAAATATTTTTTCCTCATTAATTAATTTTTTATGCTTCTTGTTAAGATCCGATTGTGAAGAAATATTTTTACTCACCCAATCTTTAAACTGGTTATCAGTAGCTCTAACCATTTTTAAATCACCACTTTCACGTGCAAGGGCAGCTGCTTTAAAATAGTTGGGACTTAAATCTTTTACTTTTAAACCCTTCTTAAACCCGATCCGTCCACCATCTGCAAGGTCCATGATCCGTGGTTCAAGAACCTCAGATTGATAGAACTCGGACCACGCGCCATCGGCTGCTTTGTAGTCGTTCGTTCTAAAAAACTCCATTGCGTCGTTGTAATCTTTTATTTTCATTTTTTAATCCGGTTCCGGCATATTACTGAAATGATCAGCAAGATCTTCATTTTGTTTTTGTAGACTTGAAGTGTTTTTTGTTTTTTTAGTCTTTCCTTTAGCAAACGCTTCAACTTCATCAAAGTTAGATTCATGTTTACCAAATTTATTAAAAGACGTTTCTTCAAACTTAACATTCTCTGGATGTCCTCCAGTAAATTCTGCTTCTTCAACCCAGAACTCGTCTTTAGTTTTTCCACCTTTAGATTTTACTTTTCCTATTTTACTAACATTGGGTTCAATAAGTTCGCCTGCTTTATATTCTAATCTAACCGGTTGACCATATTTACCATCTGGAAAACCATGTTTCTCTACTCCAATATCAACCCACACATCTCCGTTGTTTAAATCTTGATTTACATAAACATCTGTTTTTGAATTAGGGAGTTTAGTTTTATGAGTAATCAGTCTATCATATTCAGTTACTTTTACTTGTTCACCTTCTTTAATAACTTTATTTACAAGGGGCTTGAACCATAATGGCATTCCTTTAATATTTTTAATTGGAACTGAAGTTAATTCTTGTACAACTTTCTTTTTGGCACCGCCTTTAAGTAAACTTGCTAATCCATATTTAGCCGCCGCTCCTGTGGCACCTACTGCTGCCATTAATTTTAAAAATGCTCTACGGCCCATTCCGCCGCCTGCAAATTTCTTTCTCCACGAAATATTTCCTTGTTTATTAGAATTTTGATCTAAACTTCCACTAAGAGATATATCACCACCCCATAGAGGTCTCTGGTATTTAGCTCCAATGTTCCACACATCTCCTAATTTTGTTTCACCAACTCCTGATGCAACGTCGTGTCCTTTGTAATCTACATTATATTTATTTCTTCCAAAACCTAAAGCACCCTCTAATCCAATATTTCCTTGTCCAAGAGGTAAATTTATATTACCTCCCAAATTTCCAGAATAACCTCCCTGATTTACTGTTAGACCTGGTTGTGGAAACTCACTACCCTGATTAGTTTTAAAATTAAAATTAGCACCTCCACTAATTGGGGGTTTCCCTGAACCACCACCTGCATAAGGCGTTCTTTCATTTGTGTCTTCTGCAAGTAAATAACCTATCCCGGCTCTACCACCTTTGTTATATAAACCTGGCATATTTAATAATTGATAAATTTGATTAAGACCTTCTAAACCTAACTCACCCGCAAGAACAGAAGGGCCACCTCCCCATCTAGTAAGTTTATCGGTCCATGATTCTTTTGCTTTTCCACCACTAGCTTTGTTCCATCTACCTTTATCAAAATCTACTTTAATAACTTTTCCAGATTTTTTAGGTTTAACTCTTTCACTTTTTGGAACTACGGGAGTATCTAGAATATTATCTAATTGTTTTTCGTTTTTAATCATTCCTGGTTCAATGCCTTTTTTAAATAATTGTTCTCTTAATAGCATTTCACCAAAGTCAATCTTACCTTTATCAGGTATCTTCATAACACCTGATTTATTGGTTTTCATGAGTTGTTTCATAACCCAGTTTCTAAGTGAAAATATTCCTGCCATAATTAATAATACACAAACTTCCTAGGCGCTCGTTTTTCCATTACATAGTCTTCAGGGTGTTGTACAAAACCACCTTGCCTAAAGCGCATAACAGCCTGAGTTGTACTATCAACTAAGTCGTCATGATCACCATGCGGGAATGCTGCACACTCCTCTATCACTTCCTCCGCAAACTTCTGGTCAGGCGCCCAAATCATGCCAGATTCAAAAAGCGGAGCGCATGTATTTACTCTAACATGTTTATCATTTCCTTTGCTCGGTGTAAAGTTCTGAACTGGAATATCCATTTGTCTTAATTCATGGGTTAAAGGCAGTCCTGCAGCCTTTGCTTCGATGATAACGGATTCAGGATTCCAATATTTGTACTGATCCAGTGCAATACGTCTTAATTCGGGGAATTCATACCTTCCTTTGATTGCATCCACTAAAATGAGGTTAGCGGGTGAATCTTCATTAGGGTAAAACACCCCCCAAGTCGTAATTGCACTAAAATCGGCTGTTTCTTTCTTAAGAAACGCAGTATCGTAAGACTGAATTACATAATGTAAGTTAGGTGGTTCATCATGATCCCATAATCGCCACCATTCTCGTTTTATTAAGGCTCCTTCTTCAGAAGTTGGACGTTGCATCCATTGTGCATTCCATTTTCCAACTGGAAGTGTTGCTTTTACCTTTTCTAATTCTTCTAATTTCCAATATTGAGGCCAAACTGCTTTAGGTTTAGGTCCGTTGTCCAAGATCGCCGGAAATTCTACAACTTCCCACTGATCCCCTTTAATTTCTTTTTGATTTTTTAATAAAATTCCAGTCAAATCCTTTTTTGACCAACGTGTCATAACTAAAACTATTTTTGCGCCGGGTTGAAGTCTTTGTCTAGGACCAGATGTGTACCACTCATACGCATTTTCCATGGCTGTTGCTGAAAGTGCGTCTTGCTCAGAGTGAGGGTCATCTATAATTAATAAGTCCGCACCTCTTCCGGTAATTGCTCCACCAACACCAGCTGCAAAGTATTCTCCACCTTGAGCGGTTTCCCATCTTCCTGCAGCTTGACTGTCTTCTCTAAGAGAAGTTTCAAAAATTTTTGCATACTCGACACTATCAATTAGTGTTTTAGCTTTACGACCAAACCTAATTGCAAGTTCTCCTGTGTGAGTTGCTTGAATTATCTTTAATTTTGGATTACGGCCCACCATCCAGGCAGGTAATAAGAAAGATGCAAACTCAGACTTGGTATGTCTAGGGGGCATGTTTATTATAAGTCGAGTAATTTTACCTTCGGCTAAGTCATTAAACTTTTTAGCAACTACTCTATGGTGAGGTCCTTCTATGAACTCGGGCCAAACAGCTTTGACAAAGGACATGAAGTCTGTTTTAGCTTTATTTTGAATTTTTTTCTCTGCATGCATTACTTGCAATTGCAAAAACTTTTTACGAACGTCGATTGGTAACTTGCGTATATCTATATTATTTAAATCCATACAAAATTTTTTAAAAAATTTTTCGCATCCTTTTTAGATGTTCAACATGTTTTTACCAGCATTAACTCTCTAAATCAAGCAATTCAACCTAGAGTAGTGGGACCCCTTTTTATATAAAGGGGGATCGACCTTTTTTCTGCGCGGATTTTTGGGATTGGGTTTGGTACCTCTATTGATATGGTGTGGAAAGCAGGGGCGATTGCTCGCCCGTGCTTGGGTTTGATGATTAGTCTAGCAAGACCATATAAGCTTTGGCATTGTGTTGTCTAAACCAATTCAAGTGCTTGCGCATTGTTTCCCAATGCTTGCTCCCACCTTCGCCAAGTGTCTTATCTTCTATTGTTGCCATTATCTCGCATAGAAATAATGAGTCGTGTCTTCTTGCCTCTTCTTTAGTTAGCATAACAGATTCGCCATTGAATCTGTTCTTTCTTTCTTCTGTTCTATTGTCTGTATCTGTTTTCATATCTGGGATAATATATGATAGGTTAAGCATTGTCAACACTTTTAATCGTGGTCCTTGTTGCTTGATATGGTACTCGTTGTGTTTCGTTATTCGGTCCACTATTCCACTCGTATCTATAACTCTCATACTTTTCTTTTTCAACCTTGATCGGTGTTTCACTCGGTTGCTTAACTGGTCTAATGTTAGCAACTTCTTGCCTAAACTTATGTAAGAATTGAAACAAACAATTATTGTTGCAAAAGAAATCAAATATGGAATCTTTTCTCCAATGACTACCACTTCTAATCTTAACAGTTCGTAATACTTTATTGTCGCCAGAACCACGAACCCTTGATTGTGTTTCAATCTTATGGCAATCTGGATTATGACACCAATTATAATCACTCATTTTCTTTTGCCTTTCTAAATGCCTTGTCTAATTGTTCTAATTTAAAGAGTTTTATTTCTGCCTGTCTTTCAAAATGAATTGAAACAAGAAACAAAACAAAACCAAAAACAATAAGTCCTATACCAATGTATAGGACTATATTATAATCTATCATTATGCTTTCCTCACAGAATAATTGACTGCAGTTCTTGGGTGTTCTGCGTCCAAATCCCAAAAGTTATAACAAGGATTGCCTTTTAAATCTGTCCATTGTCTTGAAACAAAAGTTTTAAATTGCCCTGTCCATTTGTCCTCGTATTCGTGTTCATCAACTCCACGACAATTAATAAATGCTTGTCGTGATTTTGCGTACCAGCTAAAGTATTTAATGTTCATATTGTCCTTTCTTTCTTTCTTTATTTAATGACCTATCCTATCATTGATAGGATAGGTCGTCAAGTGTTAATTTACACTTTGTTGTTGCTCGTACAATACCCTTTCTGCTATTTTTTCAGCTTGAGTTTTAGGCTTGTTGTTCTTCATTCCTTTTATTCTATCAGCAAGATTTTTAGGATTGTAGATTACAAGTCCAGTTGAGTTAGTTCTAATTATTTCTGCCTCTTGAACATTTAATCCAAGTTCAGTACATAACTCAATCGCCTCATCAAGATATTTATAACCTTTCAAACCGATTTTAATTTCTTTCATCTGGTTTAAAATAGATTTAATCCATTTATAATGTGCGATTACAAATTGTCCTTTTGCTTGTTTCCACTCTTGCAACATCATAAACTCTTGTTCGGAACAAAGTAAAGTTCTATCACGACAATACTCACGACCAATTAAATCAAGTTGATATTTTTCATTCCACTCTCTACCATATCCCTTGTCGTCGTCGCCAAGATATTTATTATTTGCGTCAGTATATTTTGTTAAGTGTGGGTTATTTTCTTTGCCCTCTTGTTCAACCATAATATCTGGGTTGCAGTTCTCTTGTGCTTTTAACTCGTCTCTAAACAAAGCATATCCATATTCATTATCACTTCTTGAGTGTGATGAATTATTGTTAGTATCAATAGAACCATTTAACCTAAAATCAAAATGTTTTTCTATTGGAACATTGTCCTCAATTTTAAGATTATTGTCATAATCTCTTGTTTCCTTTTTACCTAAATAATGAAAATGGAAACAACTATCTTTGGCAATAGTATTTACATTCTCAAATTTATTTTGAAGATAGTATGCTTTCTCAACATCACTTGGTGTATAATGTCGTCTAACTATTTGTTCAGCTATATTCCAAGCTTTGTCATTTATGTCAATTTGATCTGCTTTTAAATTGTCATAAGTTTCTTTTTCGTGAGTATTTTCTGCCTCTAAATGCACTCTCATTCTATTAGCAATCTTGTTCCGATACTCTTGGTTTAATCTTATTCTTGACATTTAAGCTACCTCTTTCTTTAGTATTAAGGGAGTTTCAAATTTAACTATTGTTAAATTTGTATTATCTCTTTTGTTTATTAATTTATGTGCGTCTAAAAGTTTATTCGCACTTTCCATATTTTCTGCACTACCTAAAACAGAATAATCATTTTCAAAAGTGTCATATTCTATTTCTCTAATTATTAAGTACATATTTCCTCTTTCTGTTATTTGTTTTATTTAAAGTTAATTTATCACTTGACAATAGGATAGTCAAGCATTATATTTGATTAATTAATTTAATTTACTTGTTTAGACAATTAAATTAATGGGACAACTTCTGGTTGTGGTGATGCGGCCTCTTAAATCGTATGCGATCCACAATCAGAACTGATCCCTGATCCAATAGTCTAGGTTCTACGGAACCTGCTACTAGAAATAGGAAGAGAGACGCTGTTGGATCTGGGATCAGATGTTGTAGCTGTGGGAATTAACCCACTATAGTTCAGGTCGCGATTCCGGGACGGAATGGGATTGTATAACGCGTAAGAAGATCCTCGCCTGCACAGGACAACAACTGATCCCTGATCCATTGTGGTATGGCCTAGAAGGTGATCACATCTACAATGGATCTGGGATCAGGTTGAAATAACATTGGCCTCTGCCCTGTAGATCGGGCGGGCCTGATCAGGGATCAGTGAGCGCAAGCAAACGGCAAGCGTCAAGCAGCAAGCTCCAAGCTTGACATTGCTGTAGGATTTGATAGGATTAATTTAGAAAGGAATAATATGGACACAACACAATTGAAAAGAATAGCAGACGCTCTGGAAGAGATCCTGCGTCTTGTTAAAAAAGATATGGAACCACGTGAAAAGAAGAATTAAACACAACGATCTCACACACTATTTCCTGCGGCCGCACGAACAGCTGCCGCGGGCATACCTGGACAGCTGTGAGAAGTTTTTCAGAGAATTAAAAAATTTAAAACTAGCTAGATTGACTGCGGCAAATGTTCAAAGCTGCAAGCAACAAGCTCCAAGCGCCAAGCAGTTGACAAGCGACAAGCTTCATGATACTAGTAGGATAATAAAGGAGAAATAAACATATGAAAACAAGTGAAGCGTGGAAATTAGTTGGAGGGCTGTCGAAGCCTGGCAAGATGCCCGGCTGGTCAATTGGTATACCTGCCAAAGAATGCAAAACAGGCTCCAAGCTCCAAGCTGTGCCTGGTTCAGTCTGTTATGACTGTTACGCCCTGAAGGGCTGCTACGTGTTTAAGGTGGTCCAAGATGCACAGTACAGGAGACTGAAGGCCATATACACACCGCAATGGGTCCAGGCAATGGCTCACCTGATCAACAACAAGAAGTCCGATGTCTTCAGGTGGCACGACTCTGGAGATGTACAGGATCTTGAACATTTAAATAAAATTTATGAAGTCTGCATGTTAACGCCTTCAAAGCGTCACTGGATGCCGACTCGGGAGGCCTGGGTCAAGGACCATCTCAACAGGGCACCTGCCAACCTGGTGATCAGGTTCAGCGCGCCCATGATAGACCAGGCAGCACCTGCCAGCTGGCCAAACACCAGCACTGTGGTGACAGCTCAGGCTACGTGCCCGGCGCCTCATCAAGATAATCAATGCAAAGATTGTAGAAATTGCTGGAATAAAGAAATTAAAAATATATCATACGGCCAGCACTAATGACATTTTACCACCCAAAATATTACGCCGCGCTTCGCGCGGAAAGGAAGAAGCTTCAAGCGCCAAGCGCCAAGCTTCAAGCTTTCGAACCAACCTGTTCGAGTGCCAAGCAGCAAGCGCCAAGCGTCAAGCCGCAAGCTCCAAGCTCCAAGCCGGAAGCTACAAGCTCCCTGATTCTTGAACCAGGGAACAAGAAATAATTTCCCCTTTGAAAAAGTTTCGAGGACCTTTGACCAAGGGCCTCGACAAGGATGTAAGTGTTCTTTGAATGCTTCACGTGGAACGCAATTTGATGGGGTGAGAATTTGATTTTGTTCCCTGCGGTACACTTTAATTCTAAAGTAAAAAAGTGCCCAGAATTATTATAGCCCAATAGATCGGGAGTACCCAGTAAGCTAATGTTTTCAATCCTAATCCAGGAAATATCTTTGGATGTTTTACGTAATTTTTTATATAATTTAGCCTCAGGACCCATAGAGATTTTGAGGGAACATTGTCCTGCATTTAAACTACGTTGTCACGTAGTTTATTCGGTAGAATAATTTTTCTATCTTGTTTGGTTTTTAAAACTAACCTGTGAGATTGGTGATTACCAGTTGCTCCAAAGATGGTCTGACTATTTTCGTGAACTTCCATACGTTTAATTTCTTCTAGGAATCCGTCCTTCTCCACGTAAATAACAGCATCGCTCATGGCATTGCCTTGTCGACTTCCGTCCTTTTTTGCTTCAGTGAATTTCGATAAAAATTCCTGCAGATCTCTTACTCTCATTTATGTTTCTCCGCAAGAACTTTTTCAATTTCTTCTCTATAAGTTCTATTATCATATTTTAGTTCTTGAATTATTCTCTCTTGATCAACGAGTTGAGAGGTTAACTTCTCAATTATATTTTTATTACCCTCTAATTGATTCTGGGTTCTAATCCAGTCAGATTCTTTCTGCTTCCAGTCCCATATCTCTTTTTTATATTGATCTATCAATAATGTTAAATCAATGTCGCCTCTGTCATCTTTCATATCTTGACTTTATAGGATAGTTCCCTTAAATTGTCAATATGGGAGTTCCAAAAAGATTAACCGAAATGCAACAAAGATTTGCAGAGCATTTAGTATTTGGTGGGACAGATGGGCCTATGAGTAAAGCTGAAGCAGCAATAGCTGCAGGCTATTCACCTAAACGTGCGAGACGTGAAGGATCAGAACTAACCAACCCAAGATATTCACCCCTTGTAGTTAAATATATTGGAGAGCTAAAAGAAGAAAGACTTAAGAAACATGAAGTGACTTATGAAAACCATGTAGCAGAACTAGCTAGGTTGAGAGAAGCCGCTTTAAAAAAAGGAAGTTTTTCCTCAGCTGTAAATGCTGAAGCCAATAGGGGAAAAGCAGCAGGATTATACATAGATAGAAAAATAATAAAAACAGGTAAGCTAGAGGACCTATCAGAACAAGAATTAGAAAACAAAATGAAACAAATTTTAAGCGATTATGAATCACTATTAAATCCAAAGATTGTTGAGGCTGAGGCAATTGAGCTACCTAAAGCTTCTGAATCTTCCGAACCCACTGACGAGGAATCATCGTCCGATCCCCAAAAGAAAAAGACCCATCGTCTTCCCGGTCAAAAGAAGCAAAAAGTTTAATAGACTTATCATCTTTAGAATATAACCAACCTTCATTGATTGGTCTTGCTAATCTCATCTTATCAAACTCTCTATCATTGGCCCAGCCAGAGTCACTCACACAATCAATCCACTCCACTCTAACTTTAGGATAAGGTATATCGGGAGTTCCACTTGAGGCAATACTTTTTCTTCTTTTCCGAGGCATATAAGAGATATACCAGATAAATCAGAAAACAAAACACCTCTTTGCGCGCGCGCGTAGGCACCACTGAAATAGACATAATGTTTTGTCTATAGACACTTTATTTTGACAAATTCTGTCTACACTTTAGCTATATATACCAACGATAATAGTGCATTTGGACAAAAAGACAGTATTTTACT